CTACTGCTATAAGAGCTACTACAGGAGCAACTAGAGCTACTTGAAAATGAAGATGAAGAACAACTTGAACTTGACGAAAAGCTTGACGAACAAGAACAGCTACTACTTGAAGAAAATGATGAACTGCAACTGCTACTCGAACTACAAGAGCAAGAAGATGAAGAAGAAAAAGAGGAGCTGCAAGACGAACAAGACGAACTACTTGAAAAAGAGGAACTACTAAAACTGCTTGAACAACTACTACTAAACGAAGAAGAACAAGATGATGAAGATGAGAAACTAGAACTACAACTTGAAGAACTTGAACTACACGAACAAGAGCTTGATGATGAAAAGCTAGAAGAACAGGAACACGATGAACTGCTAAACGAAGAACTACACGAACTGCTAGAACAGGAACAAGATGATGATGAAGAAAATGATGAACTGCACGAACTACTGCAAGAGCAACTTGAACTACTGCTAAATGAAGAACTGCACGAACTTGAAAATGAACTGGAACAACTACTACTCGAACAGGAACTACTAGAAGAAAAGCTACTGCTACAACTACAACTCGAACTCGAACAGGACGAAGAAGAACTTGATGATGAACTTCCAACTTGTAATATACCAAATCCTAATTCACAAAGATCTACTCCTATGGCACCTATCCAAACAGACAAGATCGGTGCAGAAATTGTAACTCCATCAGCAGTATTTAATTGAGCAATACTTGTAGTATCTACAACTGCATCTACTGAAACATCAAACTCATTATATGGATTTGCTAAAATTGGAGTCCAAGTTTCAGTAGCACAATCGTGAACTCTCCAACCAATTTCAGCTCCATCTTTCCATAATACATATAATAATCCATTTCCGTGTTCTAATATTCCAACAGAGTCGTGTTCCTTTGTTGAATCGTCAAGAGTTTCTGCTGCTGACCAAGTATCATCACTTGCCGGACCTCTTTCTCTCCATTTTATAGTTCCATCACCATCAACATAAACTATATGAAGTTCTTGTTCACCTGCAACAAGACCGTGTTCAAAATCAAAATATGCTCTATTTGGACAAGTATTAAGAGATACTGTTTGTATTGCCTGATATACTGCATTATCACCATACCTTGAATAAACATCATCATCTTGTTTCCAAGCAAAAAGCATTTTCTTTTTATCTGCACCAGTTTCCCCAATAGAACGAACTGATTGACCATAAATAATAGCAGTATTTCCAGTATCACTTATATCATCAGCAGCACCCCAACCTGTAATATCGCCACCAGTAGTTTGTTGTTTTACTTTAACCCATATATTAGAAGTGTCATCGAATACTGCTGTTGCCCATAATTTGCTACCACTACTATTTCTATCAGCAGCCATATTAACTCTTGTATATTTTCCACCATCTGAAACTCCATCGAATACCTTTGTTGTATTTTCCCAAGCCCAACCGGTTACACTTGCTTCATCACTTTCTGCAATATAAGTATCGACTCCATCAGAATAATGAATTGTTATAGGAATACCAGACTTTCCACTTCTAACTGTGAAATCGGCATTGATCCAACCGGCATCAAAACCGGAACAATCAATTCTTGCACTTTCATTTTCTATCCAGTTATCTCCACTAAAATTACTAATATATTCAAATACTAATCTGTCGTTTCCTATATCATATCTTGATCGCCAGTAATAAGTGCCATCAAACCACATTTTCCTTTGCCAATTCTCACCTAATTGTCTTGCGCAGGCAGAACTGGACGAAGATGATGAACAAGACGAACAGGAGCAAGATGAGGACGAACTAAAGCTACTCGAACAGGAACAGCTAGATGATGAGCAACTTGAACTGCAAGAACTGCTTGAGCTGAATGAAGAAGAACACGAACAGCTAGAACTGCAAGAGCTTGATGAAGAAAAAGAAGATGAGCAACTACTCGATGAACTTGATGAGAACGAACTCGAGCAAGAGCAAGAACTAGAACAACTACTACAAGAACACGAACTTGAACTGCTAAATGAAGAAGAACAAGAGCAACTTGATGAGCAACTACTCGATGATGAAAATGATGATGAGCAAGAGCAACTTGAACTAGAACTAGAACAGCTACAAGAAGATGAACTTGAAAAACTTGACGAACAACTTGAACTGAAAGATGAACTAGATGATGAGCTACTACTTAATGCATATGTAACTTCTAAATATGGCTCAAGACCAGTTTGTTCTGAATAATCCCCTCTAAGTTTATTCTTTCCGGTAGTTACAGGCACATCTTCAATATCGTGTCCTTCTCTAATTCCCAAACAAGTTAATCCTGTTTGTCCACTTCCACAAACTGCATTCTCTCCATCTTTTTTAATCCATCCTTTACCGGCAGCATTTAATGTCCATTCAACCCATTCAGTTGGAGTAATATCTCCTAAAGCAATATCATCACTTCCCTTAACTATATTTGCATCTTTAGCATTACCACCAGATTCCCCACTATCCCCATATCCACAATCCTCAAAGTCACCTGTTACTAATTCAGTATGAGATGCCTGAAATGTTTCAACTATTGAAGTATAAGCTTGAGCATCTGGATCGGAGTTATCAATAGCTGTAATGTGAATAAAGAATGAAGCTGCTGATACAGAAGCATTAGATGGCAATGCAGATGTATCTATTGGAAAATATCCTCTATCAATTTGATAATCAGCAGCACCAATATATCTTGAATGTGCCATAGTTTCATTAGAAGAAACATAATTAGCACTAGTTCCAATTGCTGAATCGTGAACCTCATTCCAAGGGTCACTAGAATAAAGAACATATCCATCGCCTGATCCTGAAAAGAATTGATTATAAGTAATTGAAATATATGGATCATTAGTCGTATTAGCTTGTTCTGAATAATATGAACCACAACCATCGTATGTTGCAGATGCACCACTTCCCGGTGTTGAATCTTCAATATCAAAACCTGTTCTTAATCCAATTTTTAGATATCCAACTCCTGCTGCATCTTCTATCCAACCCATTGCAGTTTCATTAAGAATAAAAGGAGTATAATTACCTGCTGTCATATCTTCAAACATTATACTATCTGATCCTAAAGTTGGACTATCTACACTTCCACATTTTATAAAATCTGTGCCTGTTAATGTAGTATTACTTACTTGTGTAGTTAGTCCTACTATTGCTGCATATGAATAAGTTGGATCGTCAATGTTATTATAAACATTTCCGGGATGTGGTTTAGTATTAAATGTAGCAGCTGAAACTTTTAATCCACTATGCATTCCACTTAAATCTATTGGAAAAAATGCTCTAGTTAAAAATGTTCCAGCATTATCAACTTTTGAAGTAGATGCAGCCCATTCTGATGTTGATGTATAATTAGGATCGCCAGATGGTGCATCGTGCATATTATCCCAACTATTACCAACTGCACCATTTCCAACACTCGTATAACACCTACCATCACCTGCTCCGGTATAAAAACTAGTAGTTGTATCTGTAAATACATCACCAGTAGAATTATCTAAAAACTCTTTTGTAATCTTTTTTCTTAAAAACTTCTTATCGTCTTTTATAAAATAATCAACTTTAATTGTTTCTGATTTTTCTTTATCCCAAACCTTAAATCCTTTCAAATAAGTATTCCATTCTTTACCATCTTCTTTATCTTTACCTATTAAAGTTTGTTTATCTGTATCAAACTCTTTATCTTTTGTTTCATCTAAAATATATTCATTTTTTTCATTATCAACCCTCTTAACATCTTTCCCTTCTGGAAACTCTACTTCAAAATCAAAGTTAATATCTTTTGATGGTTTATATCCATCTCTAATTCTAATAACCTTTCTTAATTGACTTCTTGTAAAATATAAAAGATAATCGATCCCTTCACCAAAAGCATCATCATAAATAACAGAGTTCAATTCTGAATGCCCTGTTATTTCTAAAGTTTCTGCAGGAGTTAATACTCTACCTTTAACTCTATTACATATTGCTTTATATCTAATCGTTTGATCTTTACTTTCAAATAGATCTCTAAACTCTACCCATCCATCAGAATACTCTGGTAGAAATGGCCTAAAAGAATGGTAATTAAAATACCATCCTTTTTTAACTTCATCAAAATTAAGTTTCCAATCTATTTTTCTAAATCTTTTACTATCTAATTTATCAAAATAATGAATATGTCCTGCGTGAGCATTATGTTCAAATGTTCCACCACCAGTCCATTTACCTGTTTTAAGATCAATCTCTAAGTTTTTTGCTATTGTTCCTGCATTAAGAGATCTCTTATCTTTAACTTCTTTTCCAAACTGTGGATGCTCACTAATATCCTTTAATTCTCCATCATCATTTTTATAATGAATTGGTCTAGTATGAAACTGTATAACATTGCCTTTTTTTGGACTATAAAAACTCTTAGAAGATAATGTTCTTTTATGTTCTAATTCATATGCTTTCGGATCTTCTATTAGTAAATTATTTAGAGGTTTTTTTACCAAACTTGACATATCTATTAAACTCGCCTTCCAAAGTGGCTATTGCCATCGCAGTTTTCTCTCTCCCTTTTTTACCAACCATTTGATCTTTGAAATACTTCTTCATAGTTGGCATTAGATCTTGAGTCCAACCTTTATCCCACCATTTTCCGTGAACCATATAAACTTGTTCTTCTGTTCCACTTAACAGAAAATCTTCTTTTCTAAATACAGCAGTTTCCGGCTTCATCTGAAAGTGATGAATACCTGTAAAAGTGTATGGTGGCAAACAGATCATTTTCTTATCTTTACCCATTTTAATACCCAAGATATTTAGATAAAGAAAATCATCCCAATGATCTATTCTTCTTGAATGATATAATTCATAAAACCAATCAAGATCTACTTTACTTATAAAAATAGGAACTGTGGTATGTATCTTTGGATATACCCACTCATCTTTGCCAAGATCTAAACTATACTGTTTCTGATAGGCCTTATTAAAGTTGATTATCATTCCATTGCTTCCGGTGATAATAACACCCTTGGCTGCTGCTTCTAAAAAGTCAGTATTGTCAGCAGTCATAAACATATCAGCATCTAATAAACAAATTGCATCATACTCCTGTCCGATCTCAAATGCTACTCTAAATCTTTCAATCGCTGTTGCTTCAGTTTGATGTTCGCCCTCGCTTTCGATTACTCTTATATTATAGCTGTATTTCTTTAATCCTTCAAGAAAATCTTCCGGTAATCTAAAATTAACAAGAACGACATCGGCCTTGTTTTTCCAAAACTCTAAACTTCCAAACATCGCATTTAATCCTTCGATATAATTACTTGATGCAGGAACTACATAAGCAAACCTTTGTGTAGTAATGTTTTCCATATTCTTCTATAACCTCCCAATCATCTAATAATTTAACTTCCTCCGGTCTTAGATCGTGAAGGTAAATAATATCAGAATGTTGTTTGGCGTGTTTAATTGTTTCAGTCCTCTTTGTTTGAGGTCCATCGACAAATGCTAAATCAAACTTTCTATCTACTTCCGGTAATACATTTTCCTGATAAGTTATAATTTCATTTCCGATTGCTTTTCTGCAGATCTCTGCCCACCAATCCAATGTTTCTAATGATAAAACTTCAATGCCTTCCATTGTCATTAAATCGGTTGATAGTCCAACTCCATATTCAATAACTGTTTTTATTTCATATTCAGCTAAAAACTTTTTCAACTCAAGCCAGTCAGGTTTATAAATGCTTCGACTACCCCACAATACTTTAGCAGCCGTCTTATTTTTTAATGCCTGTCTATAATGTTCTACTGTCCAATCTATTTGAATGTCTTTAATTTCCATTTTGGTGAAACGATCTTGCAAGGTAATTGTATTCCTAATAATTGAGCAGCATAAAATCTATGTCCACCCTCAACTACTGCATAACCGTCCTTATGTTTTCTAACTATTAATGGCACGACTATACCATTTTCTTTTATATTCTCTACTAATCTTTTAACTTTTTCTTGCTGTCCTATTTTTAATTTCTCTAATAAACGTCTTGGTTTAATTTTATCTGTCGGTATCATTTCAATAGGAGCTTTTTCACTTATAGCATTATAATCATTTCCATCTCTACAACATTTAATCAGATAATAAGATTCCGGAACATCACCTGTTGCTATAGGATCTGAAAATCTAAAGAACGAAGTATATTTTTTCACGAACTTTACGTGTGGTTCTGTTCGATGATGATGATTAGTTTCATAATAAAGTTTATGCTTTGTATGTTTATCAATCCATCTAATCATTTTAATCGGATCTTCCATATGCATTGTCATAGCACAGAAAAATACAAAGTCAAACATCTTATCATACTTTTCTTTGAACTCATCACTTTCAATATTCATTACTTGAAAATCAATATCTAGGTTTAATCTTTTTGCTTCGGCCTTAGCTTTTTCAATTCTTACTGGCTCTTTCTCAATTCCTACAACTTCTTTAGCACCTTCTAGCTTAGCTTTCATTGCAAGAAATCCTTTTTCACATCCAAGATCAAGGACTCTTTTGCCCTTCATTTGTTTCCAATTTATAATCTTGAATCTATTATCATTCCAAGATTGTTTATTGATCTGATATTTGTGGGAGTTTTGGATCTTCATATGGAAAATCTATTTTAATTCCTATTTGAGTATTAAACTTCTTAAATGTTTCGAAGAATATCGCAACATTATTTCGACCTATATGTTTCTGCCTTTCTCTTTCAGGAGTATCGTATTTAATATCATTATAGTATTTCTCACAAACTGATGTCATCCACCAACGTCTATGTATCATATTTATTTCTTCTTCGCAGATAACTAATTTATCGCCACGTCTTTTAATCATATCTAAATAAAACGTGCTTAATATCCATTGAGAATTAGGCATTGTATAAACTTGATCGAGAAGATCTAATCTAAAAATAGTTCTAGACAATGTGACCATATCGCCATATGGCTCTTTCAATCCCCATTCCCAAACTTCTCTAAGTAATACTATATGTGTCTTTGGATTAACTATCGTCAATGAATGAAAAGGTGGACTAGATGCACCTTTGAGCATTTGTATGCCAACCTCTTGAACGTGTTCTATTGTTGCTCCCCAAGGATTACTTGGAATAACAATCATTCCGGTTTCAGCAGCGATCTTAAAATACTTCATTATATTATTAACACAAAGCATATCAGCATCAACTATCATTATTGCATCGTATTGATCTGCCAATTCTTCAGCTAATTTGTATCTTAAAAATCTAACTTGCCAACCACTTCTTTTATCTGCCGGAATCTTAAACTTCTTTTTATACTCATCAATGTTATGAAATATAATATCCTTGTTAAGTTTAGCATATTCCTCGTCATCACTAATTAAATGAAAGTCAATATCATTTCCAAAGTGTTTCAATCCATTATAGATTGCATTAACTCCGGTCGTCATACCGACTGATGTCATTGTTATTGCATATTTTCTAGCCATAATTTTATATCTCCTTCCTTATAATTTTTAACATCTATCCTTGCTACATCCTGTTTGGTATAGCTTTTTAATGGATGATTTTTTTCTAAATATAATACTCTTTCATTCTCTGATGCCAAGGCCACAATAAAAGGTCCAGAAGCAATGCCTATAAAAGCATAACTATTCTGTATCATTCCGATCAACGCTTTTATATCGGCCTGACAATCCCTGACGTGCCTTGTAACGAAGTTAAACTTGTTATTAGCAGGGTTGTGAAAGATATGTTCAAAATGGCACTCTATAGGTATTTTACCACAATCTTTGATCTCTTGCCAGATCTTACCGGCAACATCTTCCGGACAACTAACTGAGTCAGGTAAAGCTGTTCCTTGAAAATGGACTACTACAAATGGATTCCATTTTTCTGTATCAGGTTTAAGAGCAACTTCAAGATCAAGGCCTTTGTAATCTATACCCATTTCATCAACACAACACTTCTCTGCTTTTGTCAATTCAGTTCCTTCTGACATAGGAAAATCTAAACTGAAAACTAAATCATATCCTTCGCCTTCTTTATCTAAAGTATCACCAAAGATATGTTCCTGTCCGGCTTCTACATATAAATCAATATTGCAACGTTGATCATACTTCTTTCTTAATTCGTGAAGTATAGGCAAGAACATTATTGTATCACCAAGACCGTGTCCAAATCTAATCAATGCTTTTTGCATTATTCCCCTACCACCTTTAATACTCTCATCAATATAATCTACTAATTTTTTTGTTTTGAAATCTGTTATCATAATTTTATATTAGGCTTTGTAAAAATTGTTGTAGTCCATCTAAGTTTAGAAGTAACACCTTGACCATAAAATGAAATGGACTCCCAACCCTTAATAAGTCGTCTTGCTATATTATAAGCTGTCCTATCTGAATTATCTAAAACTAAATATCCACCGGCACGAAGTTTATCTATTGCGTGTTTAATACAAGATGCTCTGGCTCTACCATCTATAAATATCAAATCAAAGTATTCATCTGAAAAAGAATCAATCTTTTTTACATAACTTTCATAGGTGCTTACTAAAGAATGTTTTGTCATATAGTTTTCAGGATCTTGAGCCAATCTTTCAGCAACTTTATTATGTATAATGTGTTGTTCTACTGGTAAATCATCTGGAAGAATAAGATGAATTGTATAATTTTCTAATTGCTTATCCTCTAATAATTTAACTACCTTATCTCGCCATTTCTCTGTATCTTCTACCGAGATAACTTCTGCTACTTTTTTAGCCCAGTAGACAGTAGAATATCCAGTTCCCCATTCAAATACTTTCCAAGACTTTTGGATCTTAGGCTCTAACCAATCCAGAGAAGATTTTACGATTTTAGGAGTTTCATTTATCATAATTTTAGAAGGCCACCTTCATAATAACTTTTAACATTATCAGCTATCATATATGGTTCGACTATTGTAAAACATTTAGGCACTTCGCCTTGTTTTGTTTTTACTAGGCTTCGACAAAACCCTTTTGCTCCACCTAACCAACAACCATTCCATTCACAGCAAGGCAACGATCCATTTGAATACATATATTTCATATGAGGATATAGATGCCACCTGACATCTTCCTTGCCACCCATTAGAACTACTGCCGGTTGTTTCAAAGCTGCCGATATAACAGATTGAAATGATAGAGGTCCGATCGTTCCACTAGCCCAGAAACATAATCTAATATACTGCCTTGTATCTGTCTTTCCGACTAAATTATATACACCCTTCAATGGTGGATGTATGTGATCTTTGTGGCCTACTTGAACTACTTTAACCTTACCACTAAAATACTCATTTAACAAATCGACTACTTCTTGCCAACGATGATATTGTTTTAATTCATTGTCCGGTTTCCTTCCTGCATTGATAATCCAGTATTTGCCTTTCCAATTAAATGTTGTTTCAACTTGATTGATCCAACTTTTTTCTTCATCACTAATCCATAACTCCGGTAATAATCCGGTTTTCTTAATCTTTACTTTTAATTTCTTTTCAAGATCGTGCCTATATGCTTCTACCCAATGTTGTTGCAATCTGCCACAATCGTGTATTTCTTCATAATGAACATCAAATAATTCGACTCCCTTATCACCTTCTTTTAATGGAGTAATGTTTGGATTGTTTTCAAATATCTCTGCACAAGGTGTTCTAACATCTATTTCCCATTCAGGAAACGTTGCTTTTAGATCAGCAATAACTCTTGTTAGTGTTAGTATATCGCCCGGACTTTGATGTTGTTGTAATATAATTTTTCTCATTTTTTTGTGCAGGGGATCTGGTTTTCCCAAACCCCCCACAATTTTTATAACTTTCTTACCATACCATTTTCCAAAAAACCATATTTGTCTTGATGCGATAATTTTATTTTACCTTTTTTAATTAAACGTTTCACATCAGGATCTTCTTCGTCAATGGTATAATATGTGGTGATTTGTGTTTTGATGATTTTACTATCCATCATTTTTTCTATGGCTTTTGCCTTTTCTCTCGGACTTGCCTGTTCCACGATAATCACCTCCTATTTTTTCTTATAAAGAACTGATAATATGTCCTCTCTTGGTGGACATTCTGGATAACCACTTTTTACCTTTACAAATCCATACTTCTTAAAAAACAAGTCCAACGTTTTCCGTGTGAAGTAATGTAAATGCTCTCCCGGTTTGAAATGTTTCCACGTTTCCATTTTAGTTGCTCTTGGTTTGATCGGAACTGTGGTTGCAACATAGTTGGTATTAGAAAGCAAAGAGCCTATGGAATTGAAGTTTGGTATATGTTCCAAAACATCCCATAGGCAAATTAAATCATACTGCTTCCTTCTAATCCCAGTTTGAGGATAGTTTCCTATATCATAAGTATCTACCTTTATTCCTTTAGGCCTGAAAGCTCTAAACCAACCAACGCCAGATCCATAATCTAATACGGTGCGAGGTTTTGCTTCTTTGATAAACTTCCATCTTTCATTGGCAATAAACTCTGCGTGTTTAGAACAGTTACGTAGATAACCTTCAAAATAATCTAAATTATAAATACCTTCCATAATATCCTCCCTTCCTTATGAGTTATAGGGGATATTATAGCGACTAATATCCCCCATTAACTCTTAAATTAAGTTGACGTGCTTGACGAACTACTGCTAAAGCTTGAACTACAACTACAACTTGATGAACTACTAAAGCTTGAGCTACAACTAGATGAGGAACAACTGCTGAAGCTTGAGCTACAACTGCTACTTGAACAGCTACAACTGCTACACGAACAAGAAGAACAACTACTACTCGATGAACTCCATCCACCATAGTGAGCAAAGACATCAAATATATTAAAGAAGTTTCCTGCAGGTCCACCAAACTCTAGCTTATGAGTGACATCTTCTGTGGTTGTAATTTCAACCTTTACATAACGACCATCCTTAGGTGTTGTTAGATCGACTTCAATAAATGCAACCGTATCTTGCCACGTTGTAATACCTGATTTAACTGCACCACCCCAAGCAACCTTACTGTTACTTACATATATATTAACATTTGTAGGGTCGAAACTCAAGTCGCCACCACTTCTACCTTTAACCTTTTCAACGTGTCGTTCAACGCCAAGGTCAATAATAAACCAATGCGTTTCATTTGTGCTATGCTTCCAAACATTTGTTCCGTCAAGAGCAGCTTCTATTGTTGTTGGAGATCCATCGTCGCCACAATCTGAATCAAGATCTGCACTTGTTATTCCAAGCCAACCGGGAGCTAGTGAACTAGAACTACTTGAACTTGAACACGAACAGGAAGATGAGCAGCTTGAAGAATAACTACTTGAGCAAGATGAGGAACAGCTTGAGCTGTAACTACTTGAACAAGATGAGCAAGAGCTAGAACAGCTTGAAGAATAACTAGAACTACAAGATGAACTACAAGATGAACTATAACTACTCGAACTACTTGAGCAGGAACTGCACGAAGATGAACAGCTAGAACTTGAGCAAGAAGAACTTGAACAAGAGCTACTTTCTGAAATATCACTATAAACTATTAGTCCATTAAAATTAGCTTTACAAACAGAAGATCCATCGACTTCAACTCTAACACTCAAATTAGCTTCAACTTGTAATGGAGTTTGAAAGGATTGCTGTAAATTACCATCATCAACTTGTGATTGAAAAAGAACCCTTGCCATACTCCCACCTTTATCCTGTATTACATTAACAACAGAATCAGCTTTGTCCGAAGACACAGCAATATCTGTAATTAAAATCTTCTTCAAATTACCGGGAGCAATCTGATATGCTGATGCTAATGTTGCGTGTGTATGTGTTTGTGAAATCTCTTTTGAACCTTGGACTTTATACATAATTTTAATTTTTTAATTTTTATTATCTTCGACCTTTATTATTATCTAATCTCTGCCCTTCTGTAGATCAGTCAGAGCAGAGTTAGACAACAATTACTTATCGTCTTTTTTTTCGACTTGTTCGACTTGTTCAACTGGCTCGATTACGCCACTCTTTACTAATTCCTTAACTGCTACTTTCATCTTTCTATCTTCGGTGTCAATCTCTAATTCTCTACCTATTCTATAATAGGTTCCATTGTGTTTAATTGGTGATAACGCTTTGAATTTCATTATTTTACAGGAACAACAACTATAAAAGCGTAGCAAGAATCTGCGTTAGCATTCTGCACTACCTTTAAGTTATTGCCTTTGCTTTCTTCCCAATTATCATCATCAATGGTTGAGGCTCTTGCCAAGGCTTTATCTGATGAAATATCCATAGCATTCGAGATTGCATTTCCATCGGTATCTTGGATCGTTGCAGTTGCAGCACCTTGAGCGACAGCTGAGATAACATAAGCATCAATCACTCTAACTTTATTCTTCAAAGCATAAGTGAATGTTGCAGCATCTGTAGCTGTGCAATCAATGGCAATTACATAAGGAGTAATTTGTTCATCGTTGTCCGTATCCCAAGGCATTGAGAATGGAGCGTCGAATACAACTTTCATTTTTTGTCTAATGAATCCCATATTGATAAAACCCTATTAAGCAACAGCGTTTTTGATTAGATAAGCAGCATCAACAGTTAACACTTCTCTGGTATAGAAATCGTGAACTCGGACAAACGTTCCTTCTCGAACTTTGTCATACCACTTGTCCACAGTTTTCTTATACTGGAAATGATAACCAAAACTAATCTGCTTAACACCCGGTCTGCGAGTTTTGTAGAAAACCCAAGCATTCTTACCCCAAATATAACCGAGAGCATCAGATTGGCCTTCAACTGCAGTATTTCTACCGGCAGCACCTAGTAGCACTTGATCAAGATCCAACAGATCTGCTAAAGCAGCAGCTGTGAACTTGCCAAATCCACTATATTTGATTCTATCGATTAAGTCAGGGTGATTTTTGAGTTTATTCCAAACCTCTTGACCTAACACTAAAGTATTTGCAGCTTTGAAAATCTTTGAACGAACACTTTCAATACCTGTTTCAATATCACCGATAGGATCGGAGTTCTGAAAATCACTCCATTGATCTGTGTCAGATAGAGTAACGTTGTTGGTTAGGCTTCCTGTGTCTTGCATATAAGTAGCTAAATCGTATTCTTTTTCAATCATCAATCTCTCTGCTACATTTTCAGTAGCATCGATTTCAGGAGTTAATGGAGTTTCAGCTTGAGCTTTTAATTCATCAGGAACAAGCTCGACTAGAGCGTGATCATCACAATTAAATGCTGTGCTAAAAGATAATCCATAACCCACTTCTCTTGAAGCTGAACCCATAGCTCTTAAAGATCTAACTTTTCGGAACTTAGACTTATCGTATATGTAGTATTTACCGGTTAACTTCTTTGTAGGAAGGATTGGAAAGATTTGTTCTGCAATATAGTCAGCATTCTGATATGCCATCGAAACATTTGAGAGAACATTGTCGAATTGAATATCGTATAATGTAGGTTTCATATGTTTAACTTGTGCTATTAACAAACCTATCAATCAACATCTCGATAATATCACTTGCAGTTCCAACGCCTTCTAGTGCCATCCCTAGGCAAAACTCATAGTTAGCATCGTATTCCTCTGCTTGTCCATTACCATCGGAAGTTAGATAATCACCTGCAGCTATACTTGTATCTGAAGCAATAACTTTAGTTGTTCCAACGACTCTAACTAAAGCAGCTTCGCCATCATTCGGCTCATTTTGTAGAACACCAATGGCTTTGCCATTAGAACCACAAACATCAACCGTTTGATCAGCACTCAAATACATAATGTAATATTGTTTTGTTCGTAGATCTGCACCTGCTGTAAATGTTATGTCTAATACACCTGCTTGTTGACTCATAATAGTAGGTTTTTAATTAATTAATCTCGATAAGTTCGACTACACTTAAAGCCTTCCCTTTTGTTTGCTAGGCTAACTGCTCTGATAGATCTGGATTCTCTGCAAGAACTAAATCAAGGCTTTCTCGATAAGATAATTTATCATTATCTTTCATTTTTGCTTCAACCAAGGTATTAACCTTGTCTGTAGCATTGCCTTCAATTACTACTTCGTCCTTGCCAACTTCTGTAAACATTCCAGATTTACGTTTTGGCAATTCACCTAATATCTCTTTGAACTTTTCTGCCTGATCTGAAGACAGGGAGAGCAAGAAACTTGCTACCTTATCTTTTGACTTAGGCAAAATGAGTCCAGTTTGATTACCTTCACCAAAGGTCATTGTTGCAACATAAGCATCTGTCTTTTGCTTCCTTAATTCTGCCATTGCTTTAACGCCTTCCTCGGCATTTCTTGATAGAACATTTAACTTTGCTTCGCTTAGTTGAACCATACCTTCTGATCCTTTAACTTCTTCTTCTTCTGGCTTTTCTTCTTCTGGCTTTTCTTCCGGCTTTTCCTCTGCAGGTTTTTCTTCTTCTGCAGGTTTTTCTTCAGGTTTTTCTTCGGCAGGCTTCTCACCTTCTTCATCAAATACACTCTTAAACTTTTCGACCTCTGCATCGCTTAACTGTTCTTTGTGTTTCTTCAATGTTGCTTTATCTTCATCAGTTAAGTCTTTGATCTCTTTTGCTAATATTTCTTTAATAGTCATTATATTATTGGCTAACTCGGAAAATACAATAGCTTGTAATCCCTTAAAATAGGGAGTATTAGTTATCGCTCCACCGACTAGCACGTTCTTATAAATCTTTCTACTTTCAGGGTCTTCGTAAGTAGAGTAGAACTCAGGACTAAAATACTTAAACACTTTTTCTTTTAGCATCTGACGACCTTTCGTTGTCCATTCTACTTTTGCCCATAAACTATTACTCTTAATAATTAAATCCTTAAACCAACCAACTGCACCACTTGTATTATTATGCTCAATGTTGATCGGTAGATCATTCCTAATTTTATCTTTGAAGTTTTTAACGAAATCCTTTAGATCTGCTGTATCAATTTTAATTAAACCATAAGCTGGGTGATTCCAATCACCTGCTTGTAATATCTCAATCCTTTTAGGTGGCTCTTTGAACTCTGCCAACGATATAGGATTTATGAAGTTTTTGAACTTTTTTCTTTTCATATAATTATTATACTATACTTTTATTTTTTTACCAATAGTTCTGGATGGTTTTTAACCACATAGGAATCTTGTTTAACTATTGGCTTTGTAGGTTGCTTGACTAGGTTAACCATACCACCCCAATCTTCTCTTAAAGATTTTGGAACTCCAGTTATCGATGGCTTAACAGTTTCTGTCATTAAGATCTCAACCCAGATACCTCTACAACCAGAATGAACTGCATCCATTTTAGACATACTATCATTTTTCCTTATTATTCTTCCATCCATTGACATACAGAAATTACAAGTCCTAGTATCTAACACCTCACTTCTTTGAATAGCATAGACATCTCTCTTATACTGTGTCATTGTCCTTCGCCTACCTTGATTGATACTTCCTGAAACAACTACCGATGATACATTCAAATAATTGCTTTTTACTGCCTTGTTAATTACACCGGTTGTCATTGCTAATGTCTGTGGATGTGTTTTTCCTTGCTGCAAGTTCATCAACATAGTTGTTTTTGCTTTGCCAACTATATCATCATTCATTCTATCAGTCATTGCTGTTGCTTGTAAAGACATATTACTAATATCTTTTTGTGGAGTAACAGGAACTGCCTTTTTCATTTCGTGAGCAACAGACGTTTTTCCAAATTGATAGACTTCTTTCATAGCAGTTAAAATGGCAGCTCGGTATTGATCTTGATACTTCATAGACATATTTGCTATTCGTCTATTTCTTTCGTTTGAGTTTGTGGTATTTAATATCCTTTGGATCTGTAATACAAAATCGTCTTTACTCCCTTTAAGTATATGCTTTAATTCTTTTTCAAGCAACTTCTCGGCACCTACTAATTTTCTATTGATAGTTTTGAAGTTAACCTTTTGCTCGGCAAATGTAAATTGTCGCCAAGGCTCCCAGAACATCATCTTATCACTAGCTTCTTTTTCTTCTTCCTTCGGCTCTGCTTTTGGTTTTTCTTTTGGCTCAACATCTTCTTCTTTTTCCGGCAAGTCCATAACTTCTCTCATATAATCTTCCAACCTATCGTCCTGTTTAATTACACTAGAATCGGTTAATGCTTTTAACGACTTGGTTAATTTCTCATAATCAACTACTCCGATCTTTCCAAATCTTAATTGAGGATATTTTTCAACAGTATAATTCAAATCAACTAACTGCTGAACAGCATATTTATTTATTACATCTTGAACCTGCTTTGCGATAGCAGTTAAATTATTATGAAACGTTGTTGATTGATCTACACTCAATGCTCTCGATCCGGTATTGCCTGATCCTAGATCTAAAAATTGAGCTAATACACAAATAAGCATTTCTCGATTATATCTCTGAACTGTTTTGTCAGGATCTTTAACACCGGAAGCTTTAGGATCTGCGAACTCGAACTCCCAACCGGCTGGCAATATAATATATGCTTCTTCATTTGCTCTAACATTTGTAAGTATCTCTCTGGCTTTTTTAATATCAGCCTTAGTATGATCTTCCGGTAAATGTATCATAGGAATACCAAGACCTTGTCTTTCAAAAGCAATAGCATTTATCTTCTCAATAGTTTTCTTAAAATACCAAGGCCGGTAAGCACTTCTTAATATAGATATACCTGTCCAGTTATCACCTTCTTTATCTTGAACAAAAATAATTAGCTTTTCCATTGGTATTGATACTTCGCCTTTGGCAGCAGTAATTTGAGTAATACCATCCTTGCCTTCCATAGTTTCCCATTTCAAAACAGTATCAGGTAATCTTGGAGCAAACTTTTTCCAACCGATCATTTCTTTACCTTCGAACTCAACATTAGTAAAAACCTTTTCAAATATCATATAACCGAATGGCAACATTAAAAGGGATTGCCTTAAAAAGTCATCCCAAGTAATAGTCATTTTATTCATTAAGTTATCTTGAACGAACTCTGCGATCTCGACATCCAAAGGATCTTCGCTAGCAGGTTCAACAAACCATTTCGTTGCTCGAATTGGAAGTTGACAAGCTAAAAGAGCAGCCTTGACTACTCCATCAGATTTTCTCATTTCGTTATATGTAATTAAAGCACTTGATCCGGTTAATTCAGGAACGTAATCAGTACCAGATAAATATCCACCAACGATGGATGTTCCTGAAGCACCAATCTCTTGATCTTTTCTAATGGAAGGCTTTTTTACTTCTTTGAATCTTTTTATTTCAAATCCAAGTATTTTCATAATTTTATCTTCCTAAAATCTTTTACCAATTAGACCACTTGTAATTGTCTTGACATCACGTTCTTTATCAATGTCAGATATATGGCCTGTCTTAGGTTTATTAAAATGTTTTAATGCACAAATTGTAGCATCAGGGATATGGTCATCTTTCTTTAACGGCTTGTCAGATCCCTCTTGATAACGATAACGTTTATGTTGCCAGATCGCTGTCTTAAACTTATCAGGAATTATAAACCATTTCTTCTGAAAATGCGATCTATAACTTCCAAGCAGTTCTTCTTTGTCTTTTGAAAAAACAACTTCAACGACTATTGGTTTAATTTTTAATATACCATTATTATACGCTTCATTTAACTTTTTACGCAAGTCCTCGTTCTCAAACTTTCCGGCACTATCTGCATAAACATATTTCCTAGGCCTTTCTTTCAGTATTTCTATTACATCTTCAATAATAACATCTAATCTAACTTGTGTATAGTTTTTATTCTCTAAAAGAACTTTTTTACTATCTTTCCAACTCATCAGATCAACTATCGCTGTCATTGAACTGAAACCCCAGTCAATTCCTAATACACATTCAGCACCTGCTTTGTATCTAATCCCAAGATCTAATACCTTATCCTTTTTGAAAACACCGGCATCAACATCTTCTGCGTCATTTACGAATGCGACCTGCGATGCACGTTCGCCCATATACTCTACTAAAAAATAATCATACGATGCTTTTTCTCTCCAAGCTTGTATAACATTCTCGATTGGAATCCAACCTTCTGTATCTCCTGTCTTTCCTTTGCTTAATTTTCTTAATTTTTCAAGGTCGTCAATCTCTCTGTTTAATGTTTCATCTTCCCATATAGCCGGATCAAACTTTTTTGTTACATCGAATATATCCCAACTATATCTAGTATAACCTTTTTCTTCTGCCTTATCCCATATGTCTTGGAATATTCCAAAGATCTTATGAAACGTTGAAGTCAGAACTATCACAGGATTTTGAGAACTGTCAACCATCGGAATTGCTGCTTCGATCAATTCATCTTTACATTCACATACCTCGTCGCCTAGTAAAACGTCTGGATGTGGACCTCTGACTTGCCTTGGACTAGCCGGAACACATTTGACGTAATTACCTTCCTGATCAATAGTATGTTGCATCAAAGGTGGCTTGTCTAAACTTGCTAATATTGTAGCATTACTATTTAGATAACCCAATATGTAATTATAAACGATCTTTGCTTGAGCAAATGCTCCACCCATATCTATCACTTTGCGTTTTTTGAAAAACCATAGTGAGAATGCCAATGCTGATAATAGCTGCGACTTACCACCACCTCTTGGACCTTTTAGGATTGCTCTATTAATCTTTCCATTATATATATCTAAAAAGATTTTTCTTAAAACTGCAGGCCACTTAAAATCAGGTATAAATCTGAAAAAGAACTGAACAGGTAAATCTTCATAAACTTCCTTTAGGTTGTTCACTGTCATCGTGTCCGACATCGCTTGAGTTAGATTGTCTAGCAATTTCGTCTTTGATTGCAGTGATCCCTGCGAGGTATTTGAATATTTTTTTTCTTTGTTCATCATTTGCATTTTCCATTGAAGCTAATAATTCTTGATCGTCTTTGGTGAAGGCAATCCTCTCAGTAGCTTCACCTCTTAAAACTTGATACACTTCCCATACTGCTTTGAAACCAAATGGATCAATGTATGGTGGAACTAATATAATATTTCCTTTTTGATCTAAAATTGGATTTCCAAACTTATCTTTCATTGGCGTTCCTTTAGATCTTTTAGCAAACTGATTGATCCAAGCTTTACAGATATTCATTAACATTTTATTCTCCAATACAACTTCGTCAATAGTTTCATCTTTTTCTTTAACATCTTTTGTAGCATCCCAATGTTTTAACTTGTCCTGCCACTTGTGATTATCAGACCATTTTTTAAGAGTATTTATATGTGGAATACCCCCCCTACCCTCCTTAACACTTTTGGCATACTTCTGGTTTATTTCTTTATGTAACCTTTTCAAGCTACGCTTACCTCTAAGCTGAAAATATATCAAAAATGCTTCAGTAGGCCTTACTAACAAAGGACCTTTACTTTTCTTATTCTCTTTTACTTTATCATTCGACATAATTGTTCTATTACTCTTTTATCTGAATAAAAATCTTTAGCCCAGTCATATGCTTTATTTACTTTAGATTTCCATATATCATTATTCATTATAACCTCATTGATTTGATTTGCCAAGTTCTTTCTATCTACGCTTAAAACTACATCTTGTGGAATGAATGAATATGGATCTATTAACTTTTCATTACATATCGATAAGCACTTAAAAAACATTGGCTCTATTGTGCTTCTGTTATGATGTCCATAATACTTTAGGCTTCTTCCGGTTAGATCTATTGAATACTTTGATCTTGCATATGCCATTAGAACTTCATCCGGTTTAACATTCCCTAGATATTCAGCATTGCTTGGCAGCTTGTCCTTCCAGTTATAATATTCTCGACCTGCTCCATATAAAATAACTTTACACTTTAGATCTTTAATCACTTTACATAAATCACCTATGCCTTTCCAGTTTCGCCATTGATGAGTCCATAGTAAAACATTTTCCTTTTTTGTTTTTTTATGATCAGGATAGCTGAATGGATGTATAATTACCTCGGCAGATTTTACCTTTATTTTATCTAGATAGTTTTTAACAGCATAGTTGGTTGCTATTATATTGTGAATATATGGTAATGCTTTTTTGAAGTATGGATAAAACTTTTCAAAATAAACATTAGATATAACTACTACGTGCTTTGGCTTTTTTAATTGATACACTTTTTACCAATTAGCATTTTCATCGTGAATACATGCGTTCGTATAAAATAGAACATCGAACTTATTTAGATACGATAGTGTTTGGTTTAGATGCTTATCACTAATACTTAAATATATTCCACCGATCTTCAATGCACCTTTGTTTGCTACGATCTTGTTTAATAATCTTTTAGGCCTGAAAGCTGTTTGCTTTATATTTATAATTTCATTGTCATATTCGTTTCTATCTAAAACCTGCTTGAACTCCCAAGAGTGAGTAGCAATACCTCCGACACTTCCTATATCAAAATTGATAATTCCTATTTTCATATTTTTGCCTTCTTATAATTATAACTATATACTATATTTCCTTTTTTGTCTTTTCCTATTGGCTCTAATATGCCTTCGAAGTATTTATATGGACTCGTTCCTTTTTTAACATTATTCCAATTAAACTTTAACCAATCTAATAAAGATAGATTTCTATATCGTTCTTCCTGTTTTGTATTTATAGTTGGAACTAGATTGATTTTAGATAATGCTTCAGCCTGTTCTGGATCTGCATTTATTAAATCATCGAATGTCACTACTCCCTTAACTTTGGCTATTTGTAATGCGTTTGTGAATTGCACTTTATTCCAACCACAGATATTCTTATTGCTATTTAACAAACCACAACAATTACCGGAACAAGATTTTTCTTTATGATGAGCATCTGATATTAATACCTTTAATCCATATTCCTCGCATAGATCAACTAATTCTTTTATGAATGGCTTTTTAAGATTATAATTCAATCTTAAATATCCGGCACCTCTAGTATTCTTTTTGTAGTATTTCATAACATCATAACCAAGAGCTTTACTCATAGCATTATACTTTGCTCTTTCGATCGGTTTGTTAGCAACTCTCATCTCTAAACACATAAACTCTACACTAACACTTTGACATCCTGCTTCTTTTCCTTTTCTAATTAGATCTCGAATTGTTTTATTAGTCAAGCCTATAATATATGGCCTTAATCTCAACGTGGTTAACGTTCCAATATCTGACAATGCTTTCAAAACTTCAAATCTTCTGTCCGGAGTAGGAACTCTAGCTTCAAATATCTTTGCCATATCTTGATCTGCTGTAATAATGCTTGACTTATAATGCCATCTATCCCCTGCTTTTTTGAACTCATTAAAATATCTTTCATCTCTTAATAATAGATCGCTTTTAGAACTGAAACTAATCGGATATTCAATTTCATTAAAGAACTTCAATAATTCAAGACCTACTCCCATCTTTTCTTCAAATGGACAGAATGGATCTGACAATCCACCCCATTGCAAAGGCATCTTATTCTTAATGAAATAATTAAAATGGCTTTTTGTTTCTAACCGGAATAACTTTTTTACCTTTTCTACATTAACTGGATATACTTTTAGCTCTCTGAAAACCTGAAAAGCAATACATACAGGTAAAAGCACAATTTGAATATTGATCAAATGTCATAGGAAAAGCACAATCCAAAATCTCATAGGTTATGCGAGGACTATCGTAATATCTATTTTTCTTCTTCATTTTTTTGTAGATCTATTAACTTAATCAGTTTTTCAATATCAAGATTTTTCTTCCTAGATGTTTGAAAGTAGTTATGAACTTTATCATACTGCTCTTTATCTTCTGCCCAGAAACACAATGGAACTCTTTCTTTATGTCCAAGTTTATCTTCAACATCTTTAACTCCAAGATCATTTATATCTTCATTGACATCAAATAACTCGAACTCCTGTGTATTTAAGATCTGATTTAATTCAATATCTTCAAACCCTGTTAAATCTGTATCAATATCTAATGCTGATATTTGAGAAACTAACTTGCCTAACTTTTCTTGATCCCAGTCGCCTATCAATTTATTAAGAGCAAGGTTTAATAATTTTTCTTTACCCTTATCAAGATCAACATATACAACCGGCACTTCTTTCCATTCAAGATTTCTTGCAGAAATTAATCTTTGATGACCACCGACAATAACATT